GGGCAAGATGGGGTTACCAATAGAATATTAGAATTTCGTAAAAATGATGTTCACTGTCCTATATTTGGATTTAATGGTAATGATAGCTTTGTTACCGGTGCACACCCCTTCTTAACTACTACTGGTTGGAAGTGTATTCATGGTCTCGTTGGTAATGAGCAACATCCTAATTTAAACATAACAGACCTCGAGGTTGGAGATATACTCGTAAAATATAATTCAGACACGGGAGAATATTACGAAGAAGAATTGACATCTATTGCCATGGACAGAATGCCGGCAGTGGTTTATTCTTTGGACGTGACGGGCCCCGATTCAGATACCGATGGTAATGACACATATATCGTCGATGATTATGTTGTACACAACAAGTAAGGAATTATAATGCCATTACCACATTCACACGGATACGGACCCATTGGTGCTGGACATGCCACGGGTGGTGCTGCTCCTGTCTCACCACCAGTTTCGCCACCTGCAACCGGATCGATTCTTAGTATTACACCGACGGCTTCTAGTTACAATGAAGGCGGTACAGCCGTATTCAATATTACAACATCAAATATGCCAAACGGCACGACACTCAGTTATCAAATAGTTATTGGTGGTAATTCATATCCTGCAGCGGCTCTTGGTGATTTTGATACGTCAACGAACCCGACTAGTGGAACCGTAACAATCAATAATAATGCAGGCCAATTTAGTTTTGACATTGATTCAGACCTAACGACAGAAGGAATAGAAGAGTTTAGAGCCTCGGTGACGTATTCGGCTACTTTGCAAACTGCAACATCTTCTTATGTTTCGATTTCCGATACCTCGACCACCCCGGTAGTACCTGCAATCACATCAGTGGTGGGACCTTCTTCTATTCTCGAAGGTACAAGTGGAACAATAACTGTAAATACTGCAAATATACCAAACGGTACTTCATTAAACTGGGCAATCACCCATAACGAATTGGGGTTGGGACCTGTATCATCTTCTGGTGAATATTCTGCGACATCGGGTACTGTCACAATCAACAGCAACACTGGATCATTCACAATATCACCGACTGATGACGCTACAAGCGAATCGAATGAATATGCATTTGTTACTGTGAGCGGAACTGTATCTGGTACTGCTGTTTCTGACGATTCAAATGACATCGATATTATTGATGCCGCNCAGCCTTCCATCACTAGTGTAGCTAGAGGTGATACATCAATAGAGGAAGGTAATTCAACCACATTCACCGTCAATACAGCAAATATATCAAACGGAACTTCATTGAATTGGTCTATTAACAATGTAAGTTCAGAGAATGCTGATTTCACCTCAACGTCGGGTACTGTTACAATTAATAGTAATAGTGGTACGGTAACTATAGGAACGGTGGCAGATACCGATGTTACGGAAGGCGATGAGACATTTAAGTTAGATGTTTCCGGTACTGTATCTGGCACTGCTGTTTCTGGCTCGAGTGCTAACGTTACAATCGTAGATAAGACTCCACAAATTACAGGTATCACTGGTCAGACAAGCATCACAGAGGCAGGTGCCGGTAATTACTTTACCTATACTGTTACTACAGCAAATATTGCCGACGGTACAACTCTTTATTATGATGTGAATCACATTAGTACAGCCGCAGCAGATTTTGCTAGCTCTGTTTCCAATGTGGCATTTACAATTAATAGCAATACTGGGTCAATTCTGATTGATATTGACGCAGATGAAGTCACAGAAGGTAACCAGACATTCACACTTACAGCATCTGGTACTGTCGCACACCCAAATGACGGTTCGGTGAATACAAATGTGACGAAGACCACTTCAACCATTACCATCACTGATACTTCTACGACACCAGGCCTCAGTATTTCAACAACACCGGTTCAAGGTAACGAGACTAATTTCAACTCAATGACTTGGACAATAACAGCAGCTGGTTTCGATAACGGTGAGACTATCAATTGGGTGGTCAATCATGGCAGCACTCAAGCAGCAGATTTTACTGCGACTTCTGGCTCAACCACATTAAGCGGCACCACGTGCCAGATAACAATCGAAGCTGTAGAGGACTTTATTACAGAGAGTGCCGAAACATTTACCTTTACAGTATCAGGTGATAGTGCCGGTGGTACTACTGTGAGCGCAACATCACATACAGTTACAATATACAGTACCTCACAGACACCCTCTATCAGCTCTGTGAGTGGACCTTCATCTATTGATGAGGGCGCAAGTGGTAATTTCACTGTTACTTGTGTTAACGTACCCAATGGTACTGTATTAAACTGGCAAACTGTTCATGTTGACACAGTAGCAGCAGATTTTCCTTCGAACAGCGGTACTGTTACAATTAATAGTAATACTGGCACCGTAACAATAAGTCCTACAGCTGATGCAACCACCGAAGGAGCTGAGGATTTTAAGGTGAGAGTATCTGGTACTGCTGGCCCCAATAGTGTCGCCGTTACAAAAGACTCGGGAGCATGTACCGTAAATGATACTTCGGTGGCCACCGCGACTATGGATAGTTCATTTTCAATTACCGGTGGTTCTCAAACTGAAGACGGTCCTGCAGGTGGATTTACTGAGGCATTTATTCGCTATAGGATATCACACGATACTACTAATAATAGAATTAAAGTAGAATCGGGTAGGGGTGGTTCCACGACACAAGCAGTACTTATTAATAGCTACATAGACTATTCAGGATTGAGTAATATCACTAGTGTCGATGTGAAATATACAGTAAATGGACAATCTTGTAATGGTACCTGTTATGTAGGCGCATGGGGTCCGACACCGCCAAATGATGGCTTAAATACCGGAACCTATTATTCCGTGCCGAGTACTGCCGGCCAGAGTAGATTAATCGGATGGCTGGCAAAGTCTAATCCCAATCTACCGAGCACCAGTACAACTAATGTGGGTGCCTCTGGCCTTGTGATGACTGTTAGAGTAATTGATTCTGTTGAAGGCACATTCACCGCGACCTCTAATAGTACAAATATTACCTTACAATCCATTGAATACAATGGCCAGATACTGGAATAACAATTATGGCAAATGTAATAAACACACGAATTATTAGACTTCACTGTAAATCTTATGAAGGTGATGTTCACGGATTTGATTCATATCAAAATGTCAAAGTATGGGACGCAGAGTCTAATAATGATTTTGAAGAAAATTTCTTATTAGAGCATTATAGGGAAACGTATCCGGATCTCATTGTGACCATCGAAGATAAAGATTTCAGGCCATACGAATATAACGAGACCTCAGATCATACAGTTCTTGACCTAGTATATGCCCCGTTTACCGACTAATATAAATATAAAGATTAACATTTTCGAATAGAGAAAAGACATGGCTCAACCAACATCAAGACAAGATTTCATAGATTATATTCTAAGAAAACTCGGTGCGCCGGTAATTGACATTAATGTAGCCGAAGAGCAAGTAGAAGACCGAGTCGACGAGGCTATTTCTTACTGGCGTGATTATCATTACAATGGAAGCCAACTCATTTATCTTAAGCATCAAATTACAGAGGATGATAAGACAAACAAATACATTACCCTTCCGCAAGGTTTGTTGGGTATTTCAAAGATATTTGATTTATCGTCTTCAATTTCAAGTGGTGCTGGTATGTTTAATGCTCAGTATCAATTTGTGCTGAATAATCTGGACTCAATCACCGGGTATAATGTACAGCATTATTACATGACAATGCAACACTTAGAATTCCTGCAAGAAATCCTTGTAGGGAGACCATTGATTCGATACAATAAGCACGTAAATAGACTTTATGTGGATATCGATCAGGATACTTTGGTCGTAGGTGATTATATTATCATTGAAGCGTACGATGTGATTGATCCCAATTCATTTCCAGATGTTTGGGGTGATCGATGGCTCCAAAATTATGCGGCAGCTCTCGTAAGAGAACAATGGGGTCTTAATCTCACTAAATTCTCAGGCATGCAGCTTGTGGGTGGAGTATCTTTCAACGGAGAACAAATTCTGGCCGAGGCAAGGGAAGACAGACAAAGAATGGAAGAAGAGGCAACAACAAGCCTCCAACCTCTGACCTATAACTTTATTGGATAAATCATGGCCACTAATGTATTCTTTCGAAACTATGATAACTTCAACGAACAAAATTTAATCGATGACCTTGTAATTGAATCAATTAAAATGTATGGTGTTGATGTTATATACATTAGCAGAACAATTGGTTCACGCGATAGTGTATTCAACGAAGACGATACCCCAATCTATGACCAGACTTTTGAATTCGAATCCTATGTGAAAAATGTAGAAGGGTTTGAAGGCGAAGGCGACTTCTTATCTAAGTTTGGTCTGCAGATTCGTGACCAAATGACTCTCACTGTTGCCAATCGCACATTCGAAAAATATGTTACTCGTGAAGAAAATACAATAGTAAAACCTAGAGAGGGTGATTTATTATTCTTCCCACTCAATAGCAAGATATTTGAGATTAAAAATGTTGAGCATGAAAGTGTCTTTTATCAGACCGGAGGTCTTCAAGTCTTTGATATGGTCTGTGAACTAATCGAATACAGCAATCAGATACTTAGAACCGGCCGTGATAATATTGATGCATATTTTGATGACATCACAACAGATACATATACTGCGATGGGTGCTAATAATGCCTCAACACTAGTTGGGCTTGCTAATACAGATCCAATTGCGAGAAACATCTTCTATGAAAGAGAAGGTGACTCAATTATCGACTTTACCGAAATAGATCCATTCAGTGAAGTAATAGAGATACAGGATTCTTAAATGGCAATTGCAAATTATTTTTATAACTCGACCACTCGTAAATATGTTGCGCTGTTCGGTACATATTTTAATCAGCTTACCATTGAAAGACAAAATCTTCAAGGTGCTGCAATACAGAGAATGGTCGTTCCTATTTCTTATGCTCCATTTCAAAAAATTCTCACACGATTAGAGCAGGATCCCGAGTTCGCCAAGAAGTCTGGTATCACATTACCCAGAATGTCGTTCGAGTTGACATCAATGTCATATGACGCAGACAGAAAAATTTCTCCAACTCGAAAGATTCGAAAAACTGCAAAGGATGAAACAACAAACTCTCGTAATTTCATTTACGCTGGAACCCCATACAACCTAGATTTCTCGTTGTATATTATGGCTAAATATAATGAGGATGCAGTGAAATTACTAGAGCAAATATTACCTTTCTTCAATCCAGAATTTACCAGTACAGTAAGATTGATTGATGATATCGAACCAATCGATGTACCATTGATATTGAATAGTGTTGATACCGAAGAATTGTATGAAGCAGATTTTGCCGAAAGGCGGAGTATTCTTTACACTCTTAATTTTACTATGAAGTCTTGGTTCTTTGGACCAGAGAAAGAAAAGAAAGTTATTAAGTTTGTTGATGTTCGCGAATGGACCTCAATGGACCCACCCTCAGAGAATTATGATGGTCAGATTACAGTACAGCCTGGTATGACATCAGAAGGAGTAGCTACCTCAGTATTAACAAATACGGTAGACTATAGCCTGATTGACTTTGACGATGATTGGGATTATGTTGTCGCGCGTGACGACGGTTCTTAAATAATGGAGATTATATATTATGAAAATAGGATTTACTTGTTCGACCTTTGATTTGTTACACGCAGGACATGTGCAAATGTTACGAGACGCAAAATCTCAATGCGATTATCTAATTTGTGGGCTTCAAGTAGACCCGTCATTGGATAGACTCGATAAGAACGCGCCCATTCAAACACTTGTCGAGCGATATACTCAGCTCAAGGCTGTTCAATATGTTGATGAAATTATCCCATATGAAACGGAACTCGATCTCAAAGATATTCTTGAAATGTATCACATTGATGTCCGTGTTCTTGGCGATGAATATAGAAACTTGGAATTTACAGGCAAAGAAATTTGTCAGAGTAGAAATATTGATCTATACTTTAATAAAAGAGATCACCGATTCTCAACAAGCGATTTGAGAAAACGAGTCTGCAGTAAAGAGATGAGAGACGATGGCGAAGAAAGATAAGATAGCGGAAACACTAGGCATTAGAGACCTTGAAGAGGTCAATCCAGTGGTACCTGTACAAGAACCTGTACAAGAAATGCTCCCAGTAATTGACAGTGGTGATCAGTTACCTGCTGTCGTGACTCCAGAAGCAGAAGAAAACCTAAAAGATATTGAACTTGCAAAAAGAAACATTGAAAACATTATTAATTTAGGTGATGATTCCGTAAAGGAAATGGTAGAAATTGCAAAACAGTCGGAATCACCACGNGCGTTTGAAGTCGTCTCTACCTTGATGAAAACATTGCTGGATGCAAACAAGGACTATGTTGAGATGTCCACCAAAAAGAGATATGCGAGAGAAGAGGCAAACCCTAGCAAGAATCAGGTGACAAATAATAATTTAATCGTATCGACAGCAGATCTACTCAAAATGCTAAAGGATGGATCTGATGATTAATGGTTATCTGGGTAACACGAATCTAAAAAAGATTGGTGAACAGATAGAATTTACTCCCGATAATCTGAAGGAGTATATGCGATGCATGAAAGACCCAGTGTATTTTTCTCGTAATTATATCAAAATTGTTCACGTAGACCACGGTCTTGTTCCGTTTGATCTATATGATTACCAGGAAGATATCGTCAATAAGATTACCGACTTTCGTCGTGTAGCAGTATTGACAGCGAGACAGTCAGGCAAGACTACGACAGCAGTAGCAGTGATTCTCCATTACATTCTATTCAATGAATATAAAACCGTTGCAATTCTTGCCAACAAGGGTGATTCAGCTCGCGAGGTATTGAGTCGTGTGCAACTAGCTTATGAAGCACTACCCAAATGGATGCAACAAGGTGTTGAAGAGTGGAATAAAGGTAGTATTTCATTAGAAAATGGATGTAAGATTTACGCAGGCACTACATCTTCAAGTGCCATTCGAGGTAAATCAATCTCGTTCCTATATCTGGATGAGGTTGCATTTATTGAAGGTTATGATGAGTTTTTTGCCTCGGTTTATCCTACGATATCATCGGGTCAATCTACAAAATTAATGATGACGTCCACACCCAATGGGCTTAATCATTTTTGGAAGACGTGTAAGGGTGCCGAAGAGGGTACCAATGGCTATGAATTTGTTAGGGTGATGTGGGACGACGTACCGGGTAGAGATGAAAAGTGGAAACAAGAAACTCTTGAAGCTCTCGATTTTGATGAGCAGAAATTTAAACAAGAGTATTGCTGCACATTCTTAGGTAGTTCGGGTACGTTGATTGATGGTTCTAAACTAAAAAATCTGTCATATTCAAGACCATTGGCAGAGAATGAAGGTTTGTGTCAATACGAAAAACCACTTGAAGGTGCTACATATGTAATGACAGTTGATGTCTCTCGTGGAAAGGGGCTCGACTATTCTACATTTAACATCATTGATATTAGCCGAATGCCTTATAGACAGGTGTGTACGTTCAGAGATAACATGGTAGGCCCGGTTGATTTTGCTTCAGTTATATATAGAGTAGGTCTACTTTATAATGAGGCCGCTTTGCTCATAGAAATCAACGATATCGGTGAGCAGGTTTCTGACGTTCTTACTATGGACTATGGTTATGAAAATTTCCTGTATACTGAAAACGCGGGACGATCGGGGAAGAGAATATCTAGTGGTTTTGGTAAAAAGGTTGATAATGGAGTAAGAACTACCAAAAGCGTAAAATCAATTGGTTGTACAATTCTTAAGATGTTGATTGAACAAGATCAATTAATTTTACAAGATTTTAATACGATACAGGAATTATCCCGTTTTTCGAAGAAAGGATCCTCATACGAGGCCGAATCTGGCTCCCACGACGACTTGGTAATGAATTTAGTTTTATTCGCGTGGCTATCAGATCAGGGCTATTTTAAAGACATGACAGATATTAATACTCTTATGAAGTTACGTGAGAGAACTGAAGAGCAAATTGAACAGGACCTTTTACCATTTGGCTTTATTGATGACGGGGGTAATGAGTTTGAGGACGAACTTGCCGCAGGCAGAGAAAACTGGCAGCTCATTTTGTAAGTCCTGTATTTTATAAATATAACAGTGATACAAACTGAAAAAAATTTTTAAAATACGATAATAATTAAAGGAGAAAAATATGGCTTTTTCCGTAAGTCCTTCCGTAATCGTTCGTGAAGTGGACGCATCGGCAGCGGTACCAGCCATCGCAACGCCACCTGCAGCTGTATCCGGTGTATTTAGATGGGGTCCTGTAAATGAACCAATTCTATTGTCATCGGAAAATGATCTCGTAAGTCGATTCGGTA